CCTACAAATTTATATTGGTTTACTACTGCCATTAATCTAAAAAGAAAATTCTAGCTTCTATCTCCTGTTTTAACTCTTCTTGAAACGTTGTGTTTAATTTTTCAAGAACTGCATCTAAATCTCTAACCAAAGATTGTGCTACATCTTCTTCATATTCTGTACTTGCCCTTGTTAATGTTTGTACAATTTTAGCCATTATCTTCTTCCGCCAGCATGTATATCTAATCTAAAAGTCCCTAGTTTCCAACTAGTATCTACTGCTGTGTTAGATATTTTAAGAGCTATAGCTCTTCCTCTAGCACGAGTGTCTACTTTATCAGTTGAAGCTGATATAGTAAATGGACCTAATGATGAACTAGCTGCTGTATCATTTGGATAATTTCTTAAATCTAATTGTATAATAGAGTTTCCTTGTTGTGATATAAAATCTGGTATAATTCTACTAACTCTCATAATATTTTCACCATCACCTCTAAGGTCAGCCATATTTGTTGCTGCTCCTCTTACAACTTTTTGTGTAATATCATAATCACCAGAAGTAATGTCAGCTGGAATAGCTGTAGTAACACCCAACCTTACTTGATTAACTCCTGTTTCATGTTCATAGTAATATGAGATTCCTTCTGTATTTCCAACTACATCAAAAGATGTATCTGTGCCTGCATCATATTGAGTTGCATGAGGTAAACCAAACACAGAAGAATCTTGCCATGAAGTTCTAATAAATAAAGGACTTGCGTTTACAAACCATATAGGTCGTTTAGCAGTTGAGTCTAAATAACTATAAGTAACCGACTGTGTATTTACATTAGAGCCAGATTCTGGATAAAACCATGTAACTTCTCCAAACAAGTTATTAATACCTGCATAAACCATTTGATTAGATGTTGTATTTAAATTGTCATAAACATAGTCTTCAACTAAACAATCCATAGATTCTAGTTTACCAGTATATCTAAAGAAACCATTGTCAGACATCCAGTACGCAGCACCATCAACCTCAACAGCAGCATTCTTACCTATTAATCCACAGTTAGTACCAACTTGTTCAAAAGCAAAAGTAAAAGGAGTTCCAACAAAACGCATTGTAAATAAAGCTGTATCACTCCAAACATATAATGCATTTCTACCTAGTTTAGCACCCATGATCCGTGATCCAGCGGCCAGTCTTTGTGTACCAGCACTATTCTCAGCTGTAGGTGTGTATTCATTTATATTTTCTTGAGAAGAAAATCTTATAAACATATCGTCCTGTGTAGATTTATCTCCAATAGTTGTTTCTGTTCCAAAAAATACTAAGTGACGATCGGGAGTTGACACTAACATATCTCTAGATGCAGTTGGTGCACCTGTTATAATAGTTGCTCTTGTTGCTGTTGCATTAGATGCATCAGCATTCCATTCAAAACATTCACCATTAAATATTAAAGCAATGAGTGTGCTTCCTAAATTATTTAATGACCACATACCCGGTTCTGCAACTTTATCCGTAGTCGATGCTGCTTGGCCCCAAGCAGAAAAAGCACTATGATTAGTAACTGTTGCACTGGTGCTATGAGCAGCTCTAGTTGTTCCTCTAACCGCTCTGGTAATTCCAGTAAAACTTGTAGTCGTAATTCCTGTGTAAGATATTTCTTCTGTTCCGACTTGTATAAAATTTGTTCCTGTGCTTGGAAACCCTGTTGTGCTTGCTACATTAATTGTAGTTCCCGATCCACCAGTGCCAAAAGCATTATCTCCTAACGATCCATTTAATGTAGTTGTTTGTGGATTTGTAACAGTACCGCTCCACTGTGATATACCATAACCAAAGACTCCAACCTGTTCAGCAGGTCCTACGTGAAAATATTGAAAAAAAGTTATAGCTCCAGATGTAGTTGCTCCTGCTCCTGTTTCATTACTACCAGCATTTATTTCTAAAGTTGTAGTTGTAGGTACGGCAGTAACCATAAATTTTTTATCACAAAAAGTTGTAGAAGAAAAATTAGAACCTGTAATAGCTGTAAAAGTAGATGCATCACCAAATAATACAATATCCCCTACTTGAAAATTGTGTGCCGAAGAAAAATTAAGAGTTACTGTTGGTTGTCCATTAGTTGTGCTAAACGCACTAGTAAGAGCTGTGCCTGTTGGATTAACTAAAGGGTGTATATCATAGTATACTCCTCCAGAATAAACATATAAAATCCTGTTAGTGCCAATAGCGGCGTATTTAATGCCTTCTCTATTAACCATGTGATGAAGTCCTCTAGCTGCACCTGTTAGTTTACTGTCTCCTAATTGAGACCAACCACCTATTTTTTCAGGCGTACCATATCTAAAACGTACATTTGTACCACCTGTCCATTGAGACTCGGCACCTGTAGATGTAACTTGTTTGTTGAATCCTGGTAAAAAACCTAGTTTTTGTAACATATAAAATCCTGTTTATTAGTTGTTATAACAGATTATTGATGATTTCAATATGTTTATAAAAGACTATAATTAATTAGATTTTTTAAAACATGAGGGTACACCCAATAAAGAACGACTATCAAATTTATTTTTTTGAGAAAACTCTGATTTTTTATCATTGTAGTGTAAAAAAACTTGAGCACATTCTTTACCTGTAAAAGTTTCTCGCCAGTGTTCTACTTCACATCCTTTATATACTAGCATGTCTCCAGGTTTTAAATTAACTTCTTTTCCTTTAAGTCCTTCTTTTCCAGAAGGTTCTAAATAGATAGACCAAGGATTGCCACCCAAATGTAATGTAGTAGAAATTTCACAAGAATCTCTGTCTTTATGTCGATTTAATTTATCTCCCATTTTATATATTCTAGCATAAGAGTATGTTGGAATTAAATCTAATCCTGTGTGTTTTTCTAAAGTAGGTATCATTTTAGTTAATAAAGTTTCCATTACAGGATCAGCATAATGTGAATAAGTGTTAGGAATTTGCGGGTCATTCCATGTACCAAGAATTTCATTATGGTCAATGATGCCGTGTTGATTCATAAAAATAACTGCTTTTCTTTTAAGAAAAAAATAATCTTTTATAAAATTAATTAAATCAAGATCTACAGCTTTTCTTATTACTTTATATTTATCAAAACTCATTTATTTCCAATTTATATTTAATACTATTCTTCTGGGTGTATTAGTTTGCACTATACCAAAATGTTTATTTTCTCTGTTAAAAATAATTATCTTATTAGAAACACTTTTATAAAATATATCACTTACATTGGTTCCACCATCACACGTAGTAAAATTAAACACCGCTGTTTTAATACCCTGGTTTTTAAAAGGATAATCAACATGAGGCTGATGATTAATTTTTTTATGTTGATTTGTATATAAATTTAATTTCATTCTTAATAGTTTTTTTACTTTAAACTTACTGTCAATAAAATATTTAATAGGTTCAAAAAATGGAAACCAATTACTTTTTTCTTCTGTCTCTAAATCTCGTTCTGAATTTATATCAAATTTTGTGTCACATAACATATGTGTAAACATAAAATTATCATCACCTTCTAATAATTTATTACGGACTGTTTTTTCTTGAAAATACCACTGAAAATTATTTGATGTAACAATATCGTTTAATTTATTAAAAAATAAATCTGGTAAAAAATTTTTATAAGAATTCATTTATTTAAAAGGTTTTCCTGTGATCCAACTTACTAAAGAATTTCTTTCCCCTTTTGTTACAGGAGTAACTTCATGTAAAATAAAAGAAGGAAAAAGTATTAAAGTTCCTTGTGCTTTACTCATTATAGATGCATCTTTATCTGATCCATTATGTAATTTTAAATCGCCGCCTTGATATTTTTTTGGATCGGTTAATTGAATTGATAAAGATAATTTTCTTACTGGTGTTTCAAAACATCTATCAACATGTTTTCCATATTTTCCATTAGGAGCAATATAATTTGTAAATTGAAATCCTTCATGCAAACCACTAATATCAAATTTAAAAAACTTGTTATTTGAATTTATTATTCCATCTGTTGCTCTACGAAATAACCAATGCATGTCGTTAGTAGGATAAATCCAAGACACATCACTTTTTCTTACTGGATCTTTAACTGCCCCTAAAATAGTTCCTTTTTTTAATTTTAATTCTTTACCTTTTTTTATTATTTTTTCACATTCTTCTTTAGATAAAAAATTATGAATAAAAGCATATTGATGAATATGATCAATTGTAAATTCCCAACTACCAATTTTTGTTAATGATTCTGACATTCTGTATATATAAAATATATATTAAAAAAAAATGAATGTCTATTAAAAATTAAGATTCTTCTTCTTCTGAAGCAGGTGGATTAAATATTCTTTGATCCCATGATACTGTGTCTTCATTCCACTCATAAGTATTGCCATCACTTGGATAAGCAACAGGTGGATCCCAACAACAAGAAGTTTCATTAAACACAAAAGATGCATAAGGTTTTATTGGTATAAAGGCATCTCTTGTAACATCAAAAGTCATACCTTTTCCTGCGTAATTTTTTCTAAAAGGAGTTCCACCATATTTATGAACTCCTGCTGAAGTATTATAAGAACATTGTTTCCAATTTGTGTAAACACCAAATAAACCTTTTAAAAAATCTATTCCTTTTTGCTCTACTTCATTTCCATTTTCATCTAATAATTCATTATTATGAACTACTAATATTTTTTCTACTATGTTGTTTTCATTTAATTTTGCAAAATGAGCCATATAATTATCCTTTAAGAGTCCCAGTACCCGTATATGTTAATATAGTATCTGAACCAGATGTTGCTACACTTGGAGAACCTGTAGTTACTCCTGAATAATTTGAAGTAGCTAATCTAATTATACAAAGTCCTGAACCACCGTATCCTCCGGCACCGTTTCCATAATATGATCCGCCACCACCACCAGTGTTTGCACTTCCGTCACCACCTGGATGACCGCCGTTTCCAGCTCCACCGCCACCGGGTCCTGCACTTCCGCCACTTCCGCCAGGGTGACCACCGCCACCTCCGCCGCCACCAGCTCGTGTTACTGCTGATCCTGTAATAGATGATGATGTTCCAGTTCCTCCGGCTCCTCCGGCTCCTCCATGAGGAGTAGCTCCGTTTCCACCGGTTCCTCCAGATCCACCGCCGCCGCCACATCCGCCGTAAGGATCGTTAACTCCGTTTCCTCCGTCTCTTCCTTGGTCTGCAGTTCCGGCTCCACCTGAGTTGTCAGCAGTTCTTCTTCCACCTCCACCTCCGGCTCCACCATCGATTTGTGTTCTACTTGGATCTGATGACATACCACCTCCACCGCCTATAGCGCTAAGAGTTGTTAATGCATTTCCAGCTATTGAAGAATTAACCCCACGTTCTCCAGGGTTATTAGCTCCAGTTCCACCACCACCGATCGTGATCGTGTAAGTTCCGTTTTCAAAAATTGTTATTTTACTAGCAGTTGATGAACCTCTTCCAGAAGTTTCTGAAGCGTATGAATTTATGTATCCACCGGCTCCACCTCCGCCGCCACCTTCGCTATTAAGTCCGGGAGAACCACCACCGCCACCAGCGATAATTAATTGTGCGATTTCGTAACCAGGTCCTAAAGCTACACCCCCTGACCCAAATCCTAAAATTTGATAACCAAATGCCATATTCTATTCTCCTTATGCGTCGTTAGCTGCATCAGTAGTGTAGAATATTTTAACTCCTAGTACTCTTGCATCGGCACTAAAAGTATCTCCACCTGCGTTTGCATCTCTATATAATTGAAAATAAGTTTGTTGATCTACTGCAGGAGATCCTGCAATTGTAACTGCACTACTCTCTGCTGAAACTTGTTGATCTTCTACTGTTCCTATACCAGCATCTGTAACTGTTACTGCTGTTCCGTAAGCAACGTCAATAGTGTCGTTATCTCCACATGAAACACCTTGAAACCCAAAAATACAGTCACCTGTATTAGTTGAAGCTGGTGCCCAGTATACTTGATAAGTTACTGTACCTTCATTCCATGATTTAGGAAAAGCTACTGAAAATTGTGCAAATTGATCTGTACCAGCATCAAAATCTAATACTTTCATGTCTGGTCTTAAAGCTGTTGTTTCTACTTGTGCTGCATCAGGTGGATTAGTTGTAGCTCCATACATAGCATTAGCTGGAACCCAAATAGATTCTTTACCTGCAATTTTAACTGCAGCAGTTCCTGATTTAAGAACACCTGTTCCTTTTGGATTAATATTGATATCAACATTTGTTTCACCTGTTGATGATAAAGTTGGACCAGCACCTGAAGCGGCATTTGCTAAAGTAAATTCATTAACTGCTGAACCTGTAGCTGTAAGTAAAGCTAGCTCATTTCCGTTAGTATCTAAAATTGAAGTTCCAATTTTAGGTGCTGTTAAAGTTTTGTTTGTTAAAGTTTGTGTTCCAGTAAGAGTTACATCACCATCACCAAAACCTAAAGTATAGATGTCTGGGTTAGTTCCATCATTTGCTGTAGCAAATACAGCTTGATCACCTTTATCTGTTGCTGAAAAAGTAAATGAATCTCCTGAACCAGAAGCATATTTAAACTGTACTGTGTAAGCACCGGATGTTGAATTTCTTAAAAAATAAAATGTTTGTGCATCTAAAGGAATTGTTACAACCCTAGCTCCACTAATAGAGCCTGTAAGTTCAATCATTCTGTGAGACATAGTAGCACCAGTTGATCCATCAGAAACTGTAAGAGCTGTTGGTGTTCCAGAGTCTCCAACTGCTTGAGCAGTGAATCCGCCTGAAATTTGTTCGATTATATTTAAGTTGGTGTTAGTTTTTGTTCCCCATGTACCGGCGTTTTCACCAGTTGCCATTAGTTCTACACCGAGAGCCGTATAAGTTGATGCCATAATTTTATTCTCCTAATTAGTATCTTTTTTTAATTTGTTTTGTAGTTAATGTCAATAAACATTATGTAGTATTTTTAGTCCAATTTCCTGTTTGTGTGGCAGTTGCTTTACTATAATTTCCTGTTTGTGTGGCTGTTGCTTTTTCAAATGCTATTACACTAACGCCAATTTGTGATAGACTAGCAGTTGCTGATACACCTGTCAATCCCATTACTTGATCTGTAGGATCTAATGTGCCAGTTGATGATGTTGTACTTAATCCAGTTAAACCCATTACTTGATCTACAGGGTTTAATGTTCCTGTTGCAGAAGTCATTGAAACACCAGTTAAATCTATAGTAGGATTTGCACTAATTAAAATACTTCCTACACTTGATGTAGAACTTAATCCAGTTAATCCTATTACATCCGCTGGTGATAAAGCACCTACAGATGAAGTAGAACTTAAACCGGTTAAACTTACATCTATATTAAAGTTTATACTTACAGATCCAACTGTTGATGTTGAACTTTGACCTGTTGGAACTAAGACAAGATCAGATATTGCTGTTGGTGTTCCAACTGAAGATGTTGTACTTAATCCAGTTAATCCCATTACGTCGGCAACTTCTAAATAATATTCTCCACCCCAACCAGTTGTTGCAGATCCCCAAGTTTGTTTACCCCAACTTACATCTTCTCCTGTAGCAGATTGCATTTCAAGACCAGTTAAAGAAATTGTTAAACCAGAAGCACCCCAGTTTTCTACGCCCCAACCATCTTGGCCCCAACCAGTATTAATTTCTGTTGTAATTGTAGGTGAACCTAATGAAGTTGTTGCAGAAACACCTGTTGGTGTAAATGTAGTTGCAGCTCCGTCCCAATCTGCTTCACCCCATTCTAATCTACCCCAACCTGTAGTAGATGCTGCGTATGCTAAATCACCAAGAGTTGATGTTAAACCGAAACCTGTTAGTGAAACAACAGGGCTAAAACTTTCTCCCCAAGGTTCTTGTCCCCATAAATCTCTACCCCATCCTTGTTCAGCACCAGATATAGGAACTCCAACCGCTGATGTTAATGATAAACCTGTTAATTGAGCTACTTCATCATTAGCTTGACCCCATGAACCACCTGTTCCCCAAACGTCGACACCCCAACCAGTTGTAAATGCAGAACTTATTCCCCAAAGATTTGCACTCCAGTTTCCTGCTCCCCAAAAATCAGTGTTAGGTGTGTTTGCTTGTCCACCCATTCCTGAGTGGTATTGACAATAATAATATAAAGTTGGTGCAGAAGCTGCTACTTCAATTTGTACATATGCTCCAGATTGCCCGGTTGTCCCGCTTGTAGTTACACCGGTAGTATATTCGCTTCCGCCTGAGTGTGTTCCACCACTGGTTGTTGAAAATTTAAAAGGGTGAGGACCCATTGAACTATCAGAAACATCGAATTTAAAAGTTCCACCTTCAACTAATTCTAAAGTAGGTTGTTGTACCCCGTCAATAACATATTTATTACCACTATCAGTGCTAACTACTGTTACTGTGAATGTTCGGGTTACCGACATAAGGATTTCCTCCCTATGCTATACGAAGTATCGCGTTAGATGCGTCTGCTGCTGGAAATTGAATTGTAAAAGTTCCACTAGTTACAGTTTTATTTGAACCAAATGCGATAGCACAAACTGATGGGTCACCGGATGCTGTTTCATTAAATATTAAACAACCATTAGCTGTAAAAGAAGCTGATGTAAAAGATACATCTGCAAAATCACAAACTGCAGTATCACCTGATAAAGCGGGTGTTACGTTTGTAAGTGCAATTCCTTTAGTCGTGTAACCATTTCCGTTAGCTACTTCGTTTGACGATGTGTAAGCTGTTGTTGATTTATTTAAAGTTGCTGCATCTGTGTATAATGCTAATTTAAATTCATTGGCACTTTCCGTAAAATTGTGAACTGCTTTTAAAACTTCCGTTTTGAATGTATTACAAACTGCTGATGTTATTGTCATAATTTTTTATCTCCTAATTATTGAGGCGGTGACTCGATTGGAATTCTTATTGTACCATCCGTGTAATCGTCTCGTCTTCTTCTTCCAACTTGCATTGCTGCAAACTTTTGTAGTTCTTGTTTATACTTTCCATCGTATAATGTCAACATGTCTGTTGGACCTTTTAAAAATCCATAAGCTTCGACTAAACAAGCATATAATAAGCCTTGCGGGAAATAATTACTAACATACGTGTGTGAATTACCATCTGATCCTGAACCTAATCCTACAGGCATTGCATTACCATATATATTTATTAAATAATTAGCATTTGGCGTAGGAGCCATAACTATAGAACCGGATGTAGTATCGGTCAATCCTGTTGCTCCTCCAAACATAGCATAATATTTAGGTAATCCTGTAACATCTGCTCCTGTAGCACTTCCTGCATTTCCAGTTAATTTTCCTACAAATTCACTTATAAAAGTTTGATCACGTCTTTCTAACCAAAAAGGTTGTCCTGTTCTGGATGTTGTGGAATCAAAAACTTGTACTCCTCTAACAAATAGAAAACCTGCGGGAACTCTAACCGTATTAACATCTGTTGCTACTGAACCAAAATATTCTTCTCTGTCAGAATCCATAGGTAAATCAAGATTTATTCTATGTTCAGCTGCTCCAATAAACTCATCTATAATAGTTTGAGTAAATACATTAGCATCTACTTCTGTGTATGATCTAATAGCTGTTGTTAATGTTGTGTATGAATAACTTGTAAATCCGCCTGCCATAATAATTAACCTCTATCATTAACGGGTCCAATTGTACATTGAAAACCGCCTCCTGTTACTGTGCTTCCAGCGTTAGATACTAAAGGCACGGTTATAGAATTAAATTGTTGTTCTGTTGCTTGTGTTCCATTAGGTAATTTAGGACCTACTTCTACAGTTGTTGCAATTGCTGTTGCTAGATATGATCCAAAAACTTTTGCTCCGTTTGCGTGAGTTGTTGCTGTAGTATTAGAAAAAGTAATTCCTCTAAAAGGAGCAGCTGTACCTCTTGTCAATCCAGATAAAACTCCTGTGCCTGTATTGTTACCTGTATATTGAATTGTTTCATTTATGTATCTTCCAAAAGTTGCACTAGTTGCATCTTGATCTACTTTTTCTATTACAATAAAACCAGCATTTGGAAATGCTGCAGAACTAGTTAAAGTTAAAGTGTTAACTGTATCATTAATTGCACCATTTAAAGTTGTCTCTAATTCTAAAGTTGCAAGTGCAACACCCCCTACTATTTCTTTAACAGATTGAAATCTAACATGAGACGTTCCTTCGTTAATTTGATTAGAGGGATAAGATACACTTAAAGTTTGAGATCCACCTGTTGTGGTAAATGGATTGTTAGGTAAAATATCTTGTACAGGAAACTCAACTCTTGCGGGTCTTGCATGCATTAAACCTTGTGGGTCTGCTCCTACAGGATGTGGTTCTAATTGTGGCTGTTTAGGTTCAAATTCAGATTGATGTACCCAGGCACCAGTCCATTCTTTTACCATTTCTCTATATGGAAAAGCTGCACCTGATCTATCAGATATCGCTAATGCTCTACTACCTTTTGCAAATCTAGCCATTATATATTTGGATAGTATGTCTTCGGAGTAATAAATGTACTAGCTGCAGAACCATCTTCAGATAATGCTCTAGCTAATTCATCCTCGTACAACAACTTCATCTCCTGTGTTCGTTGTGGTGCAAACTTCATAGATAAGTAATATGATAA